TTGGTAAGTTCATAGCTTGTACAGACACGATGTCGTTAGCTAATAATTTAGAGAACACACGACGAATAATAGGGAAAACTACTGTCTCAAATGAACCAGACGCATCAGCTACTGCTGCTTCGTTGATTAAATATGATGCTTGGTTTTCATATAATTGTGCGATGTTATCTTTTTGGTGACCTTCTAGACCTTCTAAGAATCCTAGTTCGTCCCATTTTTTGATGGTATCTTCTTTGATCACACGTAAGTGCTTAAGACCAATGTTTCCTACCATACCTGATTCTAATAATGCTCCCATTTTAAAATTGTATTTTGTTTTTTTTATTATTTTATTTTGCTCATCAAATCTTTCATTCTCTTAAATTGAGGATTTTCGTAAGCTTTTGACTCAGATAAAACCTCTTGAGAAGATGATGTTGATGGTGCGTTTGAGATTTTTTCTACAACCGATTCAGTAACGTTAGTTTTAGTTCCTAACTCAGTTTTTATTTGTGAGAATAAATTTTTAGCCTCACTTAAAGTTGAAATACCATCAAATCTCTTAAGAATGGTTAATTTCTCCTGTTTTGTTGTTGAATGTTCAGTGAATAAACGAGTTGCGTAAGCTAAATTTGCATTAAACACGGCTACTTCATTAAGCTTATCTTTAAAAAGAACTAAAGCCTTCTTGTACTCAGCGTTTTGCTTTTTCAAGTTTTCAACTTCTTCGTTCATTTCATGACGACCAGCTTTATATTTTTTACCTTGAGTTGCAGGTTTTCTAACATCGTTACCGAATGTTCTTGCCGCTTCGTCAACTTCTTCTTCTTTTCCTACTTCTTCTTCCTCTTTAGGTTCAACCTTCTTAGGATTCTTTAGACCAGCTAAAGCTTCTTCTTTAGGTTCAACTTTCTTAGGTTTTGATAAACCAGCAAGTGCTGACTCCTTAGGTTCTACTTTCTTAGGTTTTGATAAACCAGCAAGTGCAGATTCCTTAGGTTCTACTTTCTTAGGTTTTGATAAACCTTTAAGAGCAGTTTCATCTAATTCGATTTCATATAATGATTCTTCTTCCATTTCTGAATCAACGTCAGAATCCATTTCTGAATCCATACCGCCAAAATCATCATCAGATGAATCATCATCTCCGTCAAGTTTAATAATGAATTCGTCTTCACCAGTATCAAAAGTTACGTTGTTGCCGTCTTTTTTAACTACAATACCATCTTCTGGTTTCATAGCCTTGAATACTTTAAGAACTTCTTCATCAGATGCTCCTGTCATATCCATAACGTCATCATCATCTTCATTATCTGCATCGAAGTCAGATGGACCACCAGCGTTATCCGCGTCAGGTTCATCATGAGACATTTCGTCGTCAGAATCTAAAGAATCGATTCCTTTTGTTGGGTCTTCGTTATCGAGGTTTGTGTCATTTTCAGCGTCATCAGCTTCAGCATCATCTGCTTCTGCATCTTCGTCTGACATATCGTCTTCCTCTTCGTCAGGAGTTGGTTGCTCATCCATTGGGTCTTTTGACTCATCGTCTTTTGCAACTTCTTCCTCTTCTTCCAATGATTCTTTAAGCAAGTCGCTTAGTTCTTCCTTCATAGTTGAAGCAAGTATACCTTTTGCATTTTGCTTAACCGCTTCTTCAAGAGTTTGTACTTGAAGTAATGCTTGTTCTAAAATTGATTTTTCGCTCATTGTGAAAATTGTTGTTTTATTACCTTATAAATAGTATGAAATATTGAAAAATTCTTTTTTCTAATATAAACAGACTAATAAAATTGATTATTTGGATAAAAATTTATCTAATCCACCCATTAATTTTTTCATTCTATCATCCAACATAGGTTTTTCTTGAACCTCTTCTTGGAATTGATCTCTTTCTGATGGGTCGGAGAAAACGTAAGCACCAGGTGTAGATGGAGATGATACTAAATCAAAACATACCAATTCAAAATCATCTTGAACTATATTTTGACCTTTAACATTTTTAAGTGAACCAACACCGCGAGACGATATACCCAATGTTGCACCATTCATGATTAACATTGCGGCTTGATCTCCTTTAGTTGATACAATACCCATTTTTCTCCAACCTGGAGATGTAAATAATTTGATTTTTCCCATTAACATTCTACCATCCCACCAAGTTTCAAGAATAGAGTGTGAAACTCGGTCTAAATCAATAAGGGATGATGATGGGTGATTTAATTCGTTTAACGCACCACCTTTTTTAATAAGTTGTTGGTATTTTTGATCTTCTCTTTTTAAAATAGCTTCAGGATAGATTCTACCGTTCTTATTTGGGGTATCGTATTTTTGTAAAACAGCAAAAAGAATCAAGTCTTCTGAGAAGTCAAGATTCTTCATTTCTGAAATAACTTTTTTGTTGTCGTCAGGGGAAACATGACCAGCGTCATATTCGATTAAAATTCCTCTCCCCGTTTCGTTTGGACCTAATATCTTCATTTATGGATTTATTCTCCTATAAATACATCGATAAGTGAGTTATTTTTTAGATTTGTTAAAATTAAAGAGTTTTTTATCATTTAAACCATCTTCTATTATACTCTCTAATATATTTTTTATTGAATTTTTAATGTCTTTTGTTTTGATATCGAATTGTTTATTAACATATAATGTTATTTCTAAATTCATAAAAGACCTTTTTTCCAATTGTATACCTTTAGTTCTGATGTCCAAATCAACGATAGATTGTTCTTTAAACAATGGATTTTTAAGTCCACTTACAATTTGTTTTAACCTTCTTCTTGATTTATGAATTGTAAAATCAAAATCATCAGTTTCATTTTGTGGTTGTATCCACGAGTTTAGCTTTAAGTAAATGGTTTTTAGATTTTTAAAATCAACGGTTCCATATCCGATTTTTACGTTGTTGTACGTCCCCAAAGGGATGTACTTACCAATTTTCATCAATTTTTCATGTTATATATTTTTATTATGGTGTTATTTAAAATATAACAAAAAAATACTTAAAAAACAAAAATATTTTTTATATATTTGTAATATACTTATATAATATGATTATAATCGATTTATCAAAAGAAAGAAATCTTGAAAGTGCTTTGAGAACTTATAAAAGTAAAGTTCAAAAAACAAAACAAGTTCAAAAATTAAGGGCTAGACAACAATTTGTCAAACCTTCCGTAGTTAGAAGGGAAGAGATGTTAAAGGCGAAGTATGTACAACAAATGAAAAATGGTCTTAGTTAAGACCATTTTTTAATTCTGTTAATCTGTAGTAGTTGTATTTCGAAGGTGACATTCCGTTCACCTCTTTTTTTACATTATCTAATTTAATCTTTAATTCACTATCATTGGACTCAATTAATAAAGATTCAACCTTACTTAAAACCGATTCAGCTAATTCGTTTGATTTAGTAATTAAATCATCGTAAGAAATTGATAAAATATTTTTTAGTTCTTCTTTTTGTGATTCCGATAATGTGTTAGAATATAAAGCATTAAAATTATTAGCTAACACAGCATTTAATAAAGTTTCATTAGGAACTAAAGTAGTTTCTTTTGATTCAATAATTTCTTTTTTAGTTGTTAAATGTTCAACTAATTTATTTTTAGCAATAACTTTCTTTTCAATATTTGATAACGAATCTTTTTCAGATAACATATCTAAAGACTCATATAGTTCGTTAGTTTCGATTTCAACATCACCTAATTTATTATGTAAAGATTCACAAAACATATTTAAATTATTCCAATTACCCATAGGTTGACCGAAGTATGTACTTAATCCCTCAACATACAATTTTGCAATCTCTTTATCCTCAAAGTATTTATTTTCTATTTCTTCATAAAACAAATACATTTCTTTGAATTCTTTGTTTTCTTTAATTTCTTTTAAGATACTTTTTATCTCATTTTTATTTTCATTCGCATAAGACTCAGTTAATTTATTTAACATTTTAGTCTTAATAATACCAAATTTGTTCATTGTTAGTCGTTTAAAATTTCATTTAATTTATCTTCCATTTCATAAATATTCTGTTGTGCCTTATCCATATCAAATAAATCAGTAAATTTCATTTCTTCTTCACCTAACATACCTAATATTTTAGATTTTTTAGATTTCGCTTTAAATGATTCACTTAATGGACCTTCTCCACCAGCTGGCGCCGCTGCGGCTGGTTCTGGTGCACCTCCTCCACCCATATCCATTCCACCACCCATATCACCACCAGGCTCTTCACCCGTTGCACCCGCCGCTTCTAATTTGGCTCTTTCTTCTTCAGATATACCATACTTTCTATCTACGTCATCGAATATACCTGAACGTTTAATAACATTCTGTGTGTTCGTTAATTCAAAACCAATTGCTCTTTCAAGACGTTGTTGTTGTAAATCAAGAATAACTTCATTCTCACTAAACCCAAGAATATTCTTTTTAGCCCATGTGTGTGATACAGGTAGAATACCAACTTGAGATTGATCAGATGTTGCATCTTTGTAAAGAGTAATTTTTTCTTTCCATTGTTCAATCTTTAATAAGTCAGATTGTGCGGAAGGATTTGTCAATGACAATTCAAAATTATTTAACTCATCTTCCATACCTAAAAGGTATAAGTGAATTAACGCAACTTTATTAAGTTCTTGTATTAATGATTTTTGAATTTTATTAATTGTTCTTGCAAAACGAATATCCATTAATGCAAGATTCTTACCATCACCAACAACTTCTTCAAATCCTAAGAATGCTTTTGGAATACGTAATGCTGCCAATAATTTCTTTTGAATATATTCAATATCCGCAATCTCACCTAAGTTTTGTGCTCCTGGCAATGTTTCAATTGGCATCGTTTGTGATGGGTCACGTACAGGTACGAAATAATCTTGGTCTACCGCCATTTGATTATATCTCATATCTACTTGACCATTACGAGGATCTGATACAGGTTGACGTTTAAATTTGTTTGCGACTTTTTGTACATAAGGTTCAATGTCCTTATCATCCATATTACCCACGAATACTTTGAATACACGTCTTTCGGGTGCTCTTGATGTTCTATAAATTAACAT